AGTAATTATTTCTTACTTATTTTCTTGAGATATTCATAGGCCTCTAACCCTTCATCACTTTGGAAAAATGCTATTAATGCAGACTTGGGATCTTCGCCAAAAGGAACAGTCATCAACCGCTTCTTGTTGTTTTTAAGATTATAAAAAATCTCCCTGCCATTGTTGCGTTCCCCTAGATGCCCTTGAGCCATTAGGTTAGAAACAAAATTAGTCATCTCCAATCTAGGATCTTCAATAAGATCTAAAAATTCAGTGGGGTTGTTTCTAGCATACACAAACACATCTCTCTTTAATTCTGCACTTGTCATTGCATCAACATTGCTACCCATACCTACACGGCAAATCATTTCCATCATATTGATATCTAAATCTTTGGCTACTGACAAAGCATCCACCTCACGCTGAAGATAACTCAACTCTTCGGCAACCTCTACTTGTTCATCTTTTTCTTCAAACTTCTGACCATTGGCAGGATGATAAGATAAAAAATCTTGTAAAGCAATATTGCTTTTAGGAACCATCAAAGAGCCATCTTCAAAAACGATGGGCTCAATAATAGCGTTATCATCTTGCTCATCTACAAAAGGGGAACCTTGGTTTCTAGCATACCTTAGCTCTCTATTGGTGTGGGTTTTTTCATCAAAATGCAATAATGGATGTCTACGGGTGTGGCGTGATGCCAACATAAATGATAAAGGAGCCGTACCTCCTTTTAGGACATATATCCTATCTTTTAATTCTTTCTTTTTCACTTGATTCGATTTAATTAGATTATAAAAAAAAGGGGGAAGTTGCCCTCCCCCTTCTGTCATTCTAGTCCTGGAACATGAAGAAGTTGTTCGCACCCATGACACAAAGAGCTCTTTCCGATAGGAAATGAACCTCCATTGCATCAAGATCGCTAGTCCTTGCACCACCAGCAGAACCAGTAATCCAAGTTTTGTACCTTCTATCTTCCGTTTCTGATGCTCTGTACCTTACGTGTAAGAATGGTCTTTTAGCATTTTTGCCTAAAACCTGATCATATACACTAGTAGTACCAGCAGGAACCATAACTCCATTGACAATACCTGAAGTTAATCCACCCCTAAGAGTAGCGTCATTCAAATACTTCCAATCAGTTTTGTAGAACTCATAGCCTCTCTTGAATCCTGTAAATCCAAGGTTAAGGGCCATCTCAGAATCGTTATCAAACAATCCGTAAGAAGTTCCACCAGCTCCATAAGAATTTTGAGCAGCCAACATATCGTCGATGTCAAATCCAAACTGTCTGTTCAAGAAGATTACATTCTCTTGGATTGCACCCTGCTTGTCTAGTCTTTGGATAACAGCATCAAAATCAGCAAGTACAGTGGGGTTACCACCTGACCATACATTACCTCTACCTGTTGTGAAGGCTGAGAATCCTGATATAGCGTCGAATAGACCTTCAGTACCAGCATTAACTGTACCAGCAGCTGGAGTAGACGTACTTAACGCATTCTCTGCACCTGATAAATTTTCTGCTTGTACACCCTCTACCATCGCCATCTCTAATTGATCTTCAAATCTCAAACGAGTATCGTGCTCTGATTTTATGTACCACAAGAATCCTGTAGCTCCGTTTTCTGAAGTTACTTCAACCCATCCAATCTGAGCCATGTCAGAACCAGCTACAGTGTAACGATTCTTAATGATGATTGGTTTGTTGTCGAAGAAAATATCTTCAGACTCATTAGAGCCCAACATTCCTTGTGTTCCTTTTGCAAATTCTGAACCATATACAAATGCTGTACATACAGTTGGAGCGGCAATTGGAGTTGCACCAGCTACATAGTAAGCTACTGTAAATGATGGAGCAGCTAAATCTACTGCTGTAATAACGCCTTTAGCAAAAACACCTCCTGCTGCGTTAGATGTTAGAAAGACTGTTTGTCCTACTCTGTATACACATTCTGTAATACCCGGATCGGTAATCACGAATTGTTGTCTTAATGCAGCACCTCCACCTACTGGAGCTTGAGCCGTACATAAGGTATACTTAGTATGTAATCTTCCTTGCTCTGCCCATTTAATTAAGTCAGAGTTTGTAGGTAATTCGGCACCTACGAGCCTTAAAAATGAAGCGATTGACCTGTTACCATATCTCTCAAACTCCTTCTCATAAGTATCAGGTAAATACTGATTCATAAAATCGAAGTTGGTAATATAGTTAGTAGGCAAGGTCGCTTTAATTGCTGACGGGGTTAAATCATAACCCGGTACAGCCTGGACTGATCCTGGCATAATATCTAAATTTTAATTTTTTTAATAATAATCATTTCTTGTTACTTCTAATAACTAATCCATTGCTCCTCGATGGTGGTGGTGTACCCGTAACTTTAAATCCGCCACGAGTAACACTTTCAGGAGCCCTCCGCATATCAATGTTTTTGGACTCTCTAGCACTGCTCTCTACAGCATCAGCCTTTCCTTGCTCATAAAAAAAGTTCGCAAAGGACTCTGGATTCATCGCTACTGATAACGACCTATGGTATTGTTCAGCATCTTTCAACATCCCGTTCTCATCTAAATGAGTATTAATGAAGTTGTTGACATTGGCTTGATTTTTCTTTATAGCCTGAGTTTCCCCTGGCTTGAACATAACGTCTTTATCCCCTACATTAAACTTGAAACCTTCAAATTCCGCATTAAATAATTCGTCTGTCTTTTTAAAGAAGTAATCTTGCTTTTTTTTCTGCTGGTCCTGTACCGTTTTCGATTCAGCAACATATTCCTGATAAGCCTTATATCCTTCATCGCTACTATCTGAACTACCAACTTCCCTTGACTCAAGTGGAGCCTTATATTGTTCTTTTAGTTTTGTGAAATGATCCTTGGCTTTAGCAAGTTCTTGTTTTTTGGCTATTTTTCTCTTCTTAACTTCTCCCTCATCATCGTAGTCCTCATCGTAAGCAAACTTGCTATCAATTTCAAACTCTATATCCTCAGAATCTAAATGAGGGTTAGTTTCACGATAATATTCTTCTAATAACCTATCATCATCAGCGCTATCAAAGTCTCTATTCAAACGAACAAAATCTTCAATACCTCTACCGGTGTCTTGTTTGTACTTTAAAAAAGTAGCCACATCTTCGGGCAATTCTTCGTTGCCCCTAGTGGTTTCAAACAATTCATCAACAGAGCTGATGTCTTTATTGTATCTATTCTTAATATATGAAAGAACGCTTTCGTCATCTATTTCTTTGTTTGTATCAGCAGGAACATCAACTTCCACATCGGTAGTTTCAATACTTGCATCAACAGTCTCAGCCTCGACGGTTTCTTGCTGCGACTCATGTTTGGCTAGAAGTTCGGCTTCCACAACTTGGGTGCCTTTTTCTTCTGCTGCGCCAATATCTTTTATTTTAATGTCAGCCATTAGATTTGATTTGATTTATTACAAAGTTAGTAAAAGTTTTTTACTTTTTACTGAGGATCGAACTGCGAGAGCGAAAATCCATCTAAAGTATCCTCATTAGACTCGAAGTTTATAGGCCCTAAGTTTTGTTTTCTCTGTTGTATCAATTGAGAGTTTTGACTATTTTGCTGACTAATTCTTTTATCTTTTGCTGCTTCTTTAAGAGATTCTCGTTTTTGAATATTAGAACTATCGGCTCCTTTAAGTTGCATATTAAATTCAAACTCTTTGGTCATAAGTCTTTCTTTTAGACCTGCTTCAGCCTCTAATTGACTTATCTTACCTTGAGTTTCTGCCTGAGCAAGTTGCATCTTAGCTTGTATCTCTGTTTGAACTTTTTGCATTTCAGCTTGGGCAGCTGCCTGCTGGATTTGCATTTGTTGCTCACTTTGCTGTTGCTGGATTTGGTCCTCTCTCTTTTGGTCTTGCTTTTGTTTCTGTTTGCGTTTTACTTTTAATAACTCATTAGCTAATTTAAGATTTCCTACTTGGCGAATGTCAATGGCATCTTCTAAGGTAATAGATTCTTTTTGCATAGCCATCTGAATATTCTCTTCTAATTTAGCTTTTTCCTCCTCATCGGGAGACACCTTTATAAAGACGGCGAAATCATAGATATATAAGTCTTTTATCTCATCCAAAATAGAAACATTGTATTGCCCCACTTGGTCAATGAACTTCTGCCTAAAAGGATCGTACTCTAAAATATCGGCAACCCTACACGTTAGAGCCTCTGATAGTCTTTTAGTTATATTTAAACTTCCTTCTAAAATATGTCTAGTAGCCGTATTGGAGTTTAAGGCAGCTAATTTTTGAACCCCTACCAAAGACTTAGGATCGGGAGTTGAAGCATCTCTAGCTTCATTTAGTCCCGTCACACCTCTAAGCATATCTAAATAATGATTGTAAGTGCTAACTAAAGCCTGAATCTTGCT